TGTTGGCACTGCGGTTAACACCTCTGGCGGTCTGGTCACTCAGTCTGGCACACTTACCGCAAACAACGTGCTTTTGGGTGGCGGTTCCGCTGCGGCGGTTACCTCATCAAACCTGCTTGCTACGTCCGCTGCAGTAACGTCGGGCACTTACATTAAAGCGATTGGCTACGCAGACACGGTCGTAGCCTTGGGTAACACCGGCGCCGCTATAAACCTTGATGTTGTGTCAGGTGGCGTTTTTTCTGCCACGCTTACAGGCAGTGCTACCATCACGCTTCGCTTCCCAGTAGCTACTGGCGCATCTTCGTTTACGTTGATTTTGTCAAACGATGCCACGGCGGGTAGAACTGTTGCTTTTGCAGGCGGCTCGTTCAAGTTTCCCGGTGGAGCAGCAGCTTTATCCAGAACCACCACAGCAAATGCCATAGACATATGGGTGTTTTTTACCCCGGATGGCGGGACTACGTACTACGGCAATATCGCCATGAAAAATATGATTGCTTAATTTTAAGGAGATTTGAAAATGGCTCTTACTACAGAACAGCAAGCTCAGGTTGATATGCAGGTAGCGATTGCAAATGCTCAAGCTGCCGCTAACATCGCAGAGGCTAATAAACAACGCAGGCTGCAAGCACTGCATATTGCTAACAACACGCTGTTAGAAAATAAGCGAAACCTTCCGGTAGAATCTCGTCAGATAACCGCGCAGGAAATAACAGCTTTTGCGGATACACTTACTACTTACGTGAACGGCTGATGCAAGGCTTTGCTTACTTCCCCACGTTTGTCTATCGAGACGAGAGACCTGATTTTATAGATCAGGTTTTGCCGTTATGCAATGCGCGTCTTGATGAGGTGCGAAGTCCTGACTATCCCGTGTGTCAATCGGGGCATTTGGGTCGATACATGGAAGCTCGTGAGTTGTCTGACTACCTGTTGGTATCGGCAACCGAGATACTGCGAAGCCAAGGTTACGCAGTGGAGAGGTACGACTTTTCCGTGTATGGGTTGTGGGCGCAAGAGGTTAAACGCGGGGGTGGCACTAATGTGCACGTACATAAGAATAGCCAGATTTGTGGTTGGTTCTTTTTGGACGTTGTTGAGGGCGCAGCGTATCCTGTTTACCACGACACGCGCATGAACAAGGCGATGGTGGAGCTGGATTTTGAGCAAGGTGGCGACGTAAGCGCCGCAACTAACTCAATACATTTTAATAATATAGTGCCGGGGACTGTTTTGTTTAGCAACTCATGGGTAAACCATCAACTGGTTAGCGGCAATTCTGAAGCCCCTATGAAGTGCATACATTTCATCATCACGCACAAGGACAAGCCATGCAGCACGTGTTAACGCCCTATTCAATGCCTATAGAACCTTTTGTTTGGTGGGAGGGGGCTTTTAACGAACAGGAACTTAACTGGCTTCAAGAACAGGCTATTAAGGCAGAAGACCAAGCGCAAGTTGGTGGCAACCCCACAGGGGAAGCCTTAGCTAAAATACGCCGTTCTCAGGTGTCATGGCTGAACAAAACGCCGGACACAGCTTGGGTGTTTGAAAAACTGGCTCATGCAGCATCCTCATTAAACGCGCAGTATTATCGGTTTGATCTGACCGGGTTTAGCGAAGCCTTGCAGCTGACCAATTATAATCAGTCAGAAAAGGGCATGTACGGCTGGCACCTAGACTACGGTGGGAAGCTAAGTCCCAGTAGAAAGTTAAGCATGGTGTTGCAACTGACAGACCCAAGCCAATACGAGGGGGGCAACCTGCAGATACTGACTAGTGGAGAGCCGATCAACGTGCGTAAGCAGCGTGGGCTGATAGCGGCATTTCCATCCTACGTGCTGCACCAAGTTACCCCTGTGACCAGCGGCAGTCGTCAATCGTTAGTGACATGGATATCGGGGCCGGCATTTAAATGAACATAGAACATAAAGATTTTATTGGCATTTACAAAGGCGTTTACCCCGAAGGGTATTGTCAGCATCTAATCAACGAATTTGAAAGGCTAGTTGAGTCCGGCGCAGGCAATAACCGTCAAAAAGGGGAAGGTGCTCCTAAACACCGTAAAAATGACATGCAGCTTGGGTTAAATTTTGGTGTCCACAGTGCTGCACCCTTTAACGACCAGTCTGCTGAACGTATGTTTTTTAACGGTCTTCAGCAGTGTTACGACGATTATGCAGAGCAGTTTTCCGTGTTAAAAGACGGTAAAATAACTGGTACGGCCATGAAGATGCAACGCACATCACCGGGCGGTGGGTATCATGTGTGGCACGGGGAGCAAGGTAACGGTGCTCACGCTGAACGTGTTCTGGTATACATGCTGTATTTAAATGACTTGGGTGAAGCCGATGGTGGTGAAACTGAGTTTCTGTATCAGCGTACCCGTATCCGCCCTGAAGAGAACACAGTGGTTGTATGGCCTGCGGCGTTTACCCACGCCCATCGTGGTAACACGGTTTTAGGCGAACAGAGTAAGTATATTGTGACAGGATGGTTCTACTATGAATGAGGTGACGTATGCCAGCTGGAACTCCTAAAGTAACAGGGCTTGGTGGGATATCCCTCACTCCGGGCGGGTCGCAAACATTTAATTCTTCCGGGACTTACTCCGCCCCTTTAGGTATATCTAAGGTAAACCTTAACGCTCGTGGTGGCTCTGGAAATCCGGGCGCTGCCGGTAACTCCGGACAACCGAAGGGGGGAGGTTTTGGAGGACCGGGCGGTTTTGTTTTTAAATACTGTGATGGTATTGGATTCACATGCACGTTTTTTGGAGGACCGGGCGGTGGAGGTGGCGGCGGCAATGGTGCGGGGGGTAATCCCGGTGCTCCCGGTAATCCCGGCAATACTACTTCGGCGTTGAGCTTTAACGCCAGTGGGGGAAACGCAGGCAACGCAGGAACTGGTGGAACTGGAGGAACTGGAGGGGGAAACCCCGGCGGTGGCGGAAACCCCGGGCTTTGTTCTAACTGTAGTGTTCCGTATGGCCCCGGACCGCAACGATACTCCGGGTGCCCCGGTGGCGGCGGTAGTCCCGGAGGTAGTCCCGGCAGCGGTGCCACTGGTGGTCAGGGGGGAAACCCCGGCGGGGGTTCCGGCGGTTCCGGTGGGGCTTGTGGCTCTCCCGGAAACTGTAACGGCGGCGGTGGCGGTGGCGGTGGTGCCAGTGGTTTAGGTTTAAATGGGGGCGGTGGTGGCGGCGGCGGTGGCGGCGTTGCGGGTAACCCCGGAAACGCGGGTAATCCCGGAAACTCTGGAAATCTAGGAACCACACTCCCCGCTCAAAACTGTATACCGGTCACTGGGGGGTGTAATTATCCGGTAACCGTAGGTTCTGGTGGTTTTGTAACTATAGCGTGGAACCCACAATAAATAGGAGTATTTACGTGCCAGTCAGTAAAGTAGATGATGTAAACAAGGGCATTGATAAGCCCATAGTCTCGCAAGAGGAAATGGAGGATGTTCTTCGTCGAGCAAATTTTGAACGCCAAAGAAAAATGCAACTACAACAGCTGGCTAATGACTTAGAGTCTATGAACAATCGTGCCAGAAGTGTTTCAGTGGGCACTGCTTTTGGCGGAGCAGTTGACCTCACTATGCGTAGACCTGACGGAGTTTGCACCTATGCGATACTCCAACCAGTTGAGGCGATTGAGGTGTTACATCAATTAGCTGCTGCGGTGGGTTGTCATTTAAACTTACAGCCACGGCAAGATTTTTCAAGTTGGAGAGTTTGGAAAAACCTTGAGTCCCACAACTGCAATAGTGAAACAAAAAATGCTCAACCTCATTCTTTGAGTCACACGCCTCAGCCCGAGATCTTGCAGGAAAATATATATAAAGGCCGAGAAATGCCAATGCCCGAACAACAACCCGGACTTCAACCTGCCTTGATGGCGAAGGAGACACAAGATGAGCAAGCTGTGGCAACTGAAAAAACTCTCTAGCGGCGAAACACTAAACGAACCGCAACGACTGCCTGAGAACTGGGGACCTATCTTTGGTCTTGCTGGGTTTATTGACAAAATTGGCGACTTGAGCTGGCTGGGTGACGCGTACAACGACACTGGCTGGGTTATTGTGGGAGATGCTCCTGCGCTGCCTACTGCCTCTACCAAAGCCGAATTGGAATGGGAACGAGCAAAGCAATTACTGCGCGAGTCCGATTGGTCGGTTTTACCTGATGTGCCACTGCTGGATTTCCAACGTACTGCTTGGATCGAGTACCGCCGCGCACTGCGTGATATCCGGTTACAGTCTGGCTTTCCTAATGATATTCAGTGGCCTAACTCGCCGGAGAATGCGTAAATGAACCCGCCAGATATAAAAATTATTGCGGTAAGTAATGTTTTTTGTCGCCTAATGACATTTAACAAGGCCGGCGACGTAGAGCTAGGACACTATCATAACTACGATCACGGTACGCTCGTGTCCAGCGGAGCGGTTCTTGTAGAAATATTAAACGACGCAGGGGACGCTGTGGCTTCAAAGGTGTTCACTGCCCCGGGGTTAATTTTTATCGCAAAAGATAAAGTTCACCGATTAACTGCAACTGTAGACAACACGGTAATGGCGTGTATACATGCTATGCGGGACATTAACAGTGACATACTATCGCCAGATTTTATTGTGGAAGAAAAATGGTTCGCAGACAAGTGGGAAGATTCAGACAACATTAACGACCATTATCATCTGTATACAGAGGTAAAAAGAAACACAAAAACACAGCGCATATCGGTTTTTCACCCGATTAAATAATTGGAGTTAAAGTGAACAAGTACACGATCCGGTTTAACAAGTCCCGTGGGCAACAGGGGCGCGGATCGTTAGAGCATGTCTGGCGTGTTTTTGAGAACGACAATGAAGTACTTGCTCGACACGTTAGGATAGA